CGACGCGGCCGTGAAGCTTCTGCACGGTGAGCTCGACGCGCTGGAGACGCTTGATCGCGTCCTCGATCGGCGGCAGAAGCTTCGCGGCCGCGTCGTGAGACCTGATCGCGTCGGTGAGCTCAGAGCGGGCCCCCGAGCCCGCGTCCCGCTTCCGCTCGCGCATCTGCACGATCTCGCTCGTCATGTGCCCCTGAAGATGGCGGCGCGCGTCGTACAGGGCCCACACGATCGCCGTCGAGTCTCGCACGATGGGATTGGTGTCGCGCAGCACGATCTCCGCCCGACGCTGTGCGTGCTGAATCGAAGCCTCGAGCTGCCCGTACGCCCGGCGGGCCTTGGCGACACGGACGGCGGCCGGATGGACGGTGGCGCGGTACTCCGCGCTCGCGTCCTCGATCTCTCGGCGCAGCTCGGTCAGCTCGGCCTTCCGAGCCTCGGCGTCGTGCCACCGGTGGACCGCGGCAGCGCGGGCGTTGTGGGTCGCTTCCGCGTCGCGTGCTTCACGTTCGATCTGCGGGCCGTGGGTCTTCCGGAACCAGTCCAGCACGTGCTCGGTCCCCGCCTTGAACGGTTGGCGCCCCGGATTCGACTTCTTCTTCTCGATCATGCCGCGCCTCTGCTGGTCCGAGTGGATGACTCGCATGCATCGTTATCGCCTGCGGCCGTTGAACCCAAGGAACTTTGTTCCCGAATTTCCCGCGCGCTCCTGAAGGCCCTCGCCGCGAACTTCCGTCTGCGCTTGGTCCAGGTCTCCGGCTCCAGCCCGACCCGTACCGCGGCCTCCGCGTCAGCGGCCCCAACGCTCTCTCCCCTGGCGCGTGCCTCGGCGAAGATCAGGAGCGCCGCTTGCGTCGTCGCGGTGACCCACAGGTCCGGTTGCGTCGCCCAACGCTCTGGCGGGATTCCACGGTCACTCGCCCAGCCCCGCAGGACAGCCGTCGTCTCTTCGCCGAGGACGACCTCGACGTCGATCCGGAACAGTTCGCGGTCGAGCTCGGAGGAGGGGGAGGGCACGGCTCAGTCAGCCGGCTTCGGGCTCGACGACGTAAAGCATGCGCGTCGCGTCGTCCGTCAGCTCGTCCAACTCGATGCAGGCGAGCCCGGGACCGGAGCGGGGGGAGCGCTGCGACACGCGCCGGTAGACGAGCGGGTCGAGGTCGCCGCCGACCGAGCTGAACGTGATCTCGTCGTCGGCGGAGAAGACTGCGAGCGCTGCGCGGAGCTCGCCCACGGTGATGCGGTGCGCAGCCTCCTGCGCGCGCTTCCACTGCATCAGGTCGTCCAGGTCGGTCAGGTCGGTCAGGTCGGTCACCGGAGGCCCCGCCCCCAACGACCGCCGCCAGAGACCCAGTCGGCGGGCTCGTCCTCCTGGACCGGAGCCGGGGCCTCTTGGGGCTCCTCGGCCTCGAGCGTGTCCAGGATCGAAGCCGGATCGATGTTCAGGCCCTCGAGCGCCGCGGTCGCGTACACACGGCAGTCGAGCGCCTCGTTCCGCACGCCCGCGGGCTTGACCCATTCACGCCGGGGGAACCCTTTCGAGTACTTCGTGCGCACCTTTTCCGCGACGAGCTGCGCAAAGTAGTCGGCGGGGTAGCGCTTCGGGAAGTGGCAGCAGCCGGGGCCAGGCGTGGTGATCTGAAGACGTTGGTAGATCAGCGTCTTCGCCGCGTCCACGCCGACCGGAAAGAGGTGCACCTTGCCGATGTTGTTGCGCGACGGCCGGCCCATGACCGGGCGCCCGGGCCCCGCTACGCCCTTGATGGCCCAAATGCGCTGGTAGAACCGCGGCGCGACGAAGCTGTACACAGCTTGGGTGTGGTGCCCGCCGGAGTCGACCGCAGACGCCGCGATCCGGAGCCGTGGTCCGTTCGGGTGGTCGAATGTCGTGGTCTCCAGCACGCGCGCGAGGTCGAGCCAGAGCGTCGACGTCGACGGATCACCGTGCAGGACCCGGTAGTCGAGGGACCACGATTCGCCGTCCCGCCCCCACCCTACAATTTCCAGCTCGAGGCGGTCATCCTGCACGTCGACGCCCGCAGTGATGATCCCCACGCCCGCAGGTACGGGAGACGCTGGATAGTCCTCGGCGCGCGCCCTCAGCCCTGTCGGGTCGATCTCCGCGAGCCGCTCCTCCCACAGCTCGCCGAGCTTCAGGTTGACGAACCCCTGCAGGGTCTCGGGCAGCTTCTTCGCCACGATGAACTCCGACGCGAGCCGGCCGAGTCGCACCCACGGCGAATACAACGCCGAGATGTGAAAGCCGGCCGTGCCGCGAAACGGCGCCTCAGCCCGCCACTCTCCCCGGCAAACCGCCGCCAGGCGCCGCACATCGGGCCAGCAGCTCCCGCAGTGCGGGCACACGTACTCCGCCTCCTCGGGTGCGCCCTCCGGCCACTGCACCTGGGCCCACCGGAGCGCCTGGAATTCGCGACAGTCGGGGCATGGCACATGGAAATACCGCCGGTCCGAGCGCTCGAACTCGCGCTCGATTCGGCTGAGGCCGCGCACCGTCGGCGTCGAGACCAGCAGGACCTTGCGGCGGCGAAAGTTCGCGGTGCGCTGTTCAGCTTGCGCGAGCGGATCGCCTTCCTCGTCGAGAGCAACCGGCCAGCGGTCGACCTCGTCGCCGGCCAGGTACCGGATCGGCGCCGAGGTGAGATCCGACGCGGAGTTGGCGCCCGTGAGGAGCAGGATTCCCCCGGGAAACTCCTTGGCCTGGAGCGTGTTTCCGCCCTCGCGCTCGCGAGCCGGCCGCACTCGCTCGCGCAGCGCCGGCGTGCTCTGGATCATCGGCGCGATGCGCTGCTTCGAGTACCGCTTCGCGGTGCTGACCGTGGGCTGCACCAGCAATGCCGGACCCGGCGCGTGGGCGATGACGAACCCGATGAAGTTGTTCAGGACCTCCGAGCCACCGACCTGGCTCGACTTCATGAACACGACCCGCTCGACCGGCGAGCTCGGGGACAGCGTGTCCATGATCTCCCGCAAGTACGGCGTCCGCTCGGTACGCCACGGGCCCGGCTCCGGCGACTCCTTCGTGCTGAGCGTGCGGTGCGCATCCGCCCAGCTGCTCACCGTGTAATCGGGCTCCGGTCGGAGACCGTCGGCGAACGCGCGTCGGAGCGTAGCGAGGCCCGCGCTCACGTCTCGCGTCCGGCCAGCGTCTCGTCCGCGAGCGCCTCGAGCACCTTGCGGAGCTCCGACGACAGGAGCCGATGCACCCGGAAGGGATCGTCCTCCGCCGCGATCTGGTCCGCGAGCCGGTCCGCGAGTGACATGCAGCCTTCACGGGTCCGGCGCGCGAGCTCACCCCAGGTCGCCGCCGTCTCCGTCGCCGAGACGAACTCTCCCGATTTGATCCGGTACTCGAGCCTGCGAAGCCGCGCGAGGTATGTCTCTTTCAACGCCCGCGCCTCGTTCCAAGGCAGCGCCGCCAGCCCGTCGCCCTCGTCCGCGTCGGGGGTGCCGTCGTCATCGGGCGCCGGGCGGGCCGTGCGCTGATCCCACGCCGCGTCGGCGGCTTCGGGGTCGATCTTCCGCGACGGCGTGCGCTCGATCCAGCCTTTCCCGAGCGCGTCGTACACGGCCCGGCGAGAGCAGCCGCGGTGCCGCGCGTACTCGGTGACTGAGAGCTCGGTCATGGGCCAGGGCCAGTGAAGCGTGAAGACGATTTCATGGCCTGGCACCGACGAGGATGGGTGCTGGGCGCGCTACCCGCAGTGGACTTGGGGGAAGGACCCGCAATCTACGCGCGGTCACGGCGCTCCACCTCTTGCGGCACGTGCGGGGCTGCCTCGACGAGCCGCCACTCGAGCCGCCGCGGTTGTCCGTTCTGGAGATGCAGGGACACCGAGCCGGTGAGCTGGTCCGCGGGCATCGCGAGGAGCCGGGCCTGCACCGAGCCCATCACCTCGCGGATGGCCCGCTCGCGGTCCTCGTCGCACGTCACTGCCCACCCGGCGCCATCATCACCGGACCTCTCGAGGGTCGAGGCCGAGCGCGTGCGCGTGGTCGGCGATGCGGCCCTCGTCCGGCTGGCGTGCTTCGAGCTCGCGGGTCAGGCTCATGTCGCCTCGGGTGGCTCGGGTGGGGCCTGCCGCGCCTCGAGGCCGCGGAGTCGACGGACGAGCCGCTCGATGTCACCCCGGCATAGCGCGAGCGCGTAGCGGGTCAGCTCGTCCAGGTCGTTCTCGACGGCCGCGAGCTCCTCGAGGGCGGACTCCAGGCGGGCACGAGCGGCGGCGATGCGCACCACGGTCGGGGTGGTCATTCGGCCTCGTGGCGGCCGAGAAGCCGACGGATGAACCGGCGCATGTCGCGCGCTCCGAACCAGGTTTTTCCGGCGAGGTGGTCGAGCCAGTCGAGCAGCTCGTACGCGGTCGAGCAGCGCCACAACTCGACGACGTACGCCGGCGTGTCGTCGTCCGCGGAGCAGGCGTCGTGCAGCACGTCGATCGTCACTTGCGGCGGGTTGGCGTCGGCGACTGCCCGCTCCGTGTCGTCGAGCTGGCCCAGCGTGTAGAACGACCGCTCACCGTATCGCTCGACGAGTTCTCGGCGGAAGGCACCATCGAGTGCCGCGGACGGGGTGTGCGGATAGCCGCCCTCAGCGGAACGCAGCAGGATCGACCCGGCCCCGTCCTCGATCCGTCGACCGCAGGAATCGCAGACCAGGACGAGCGCGTCGGTGGTGGTGGTCATGCCGTGCCTCCGTACTTCCGTCTCCCGGGATCGACGGGCGTCATCGGGCGAGGTCCCAAAGGCGGGCCCGGAGGCGTCCACGCATGACGGTCCGTCCGCGGATCAGGCCCTCGTGCTCGAGCTCGCATCGAGCTCGATGCGTCACCTTCGCATGGATGCCGCGCCGCCGGCATCGGCGCGCCAGCTCCTCGCCCGAGAGCAGCTCGTCACGCGCCTCTTCGAGGACGCCGAGGACGGCCTGGCGGGCGAGAGCGTTCGCGGCGGGCCAGTCGGGCCGACCGTCAGGATGCGTGCACATCACGAGCGGAGGGACGTCGGTCATGCCCGCGCCTCCCGGACGCTCGCGCACCACCAGCACGTGGTCGGCTCGGCGAACGCGAAGCGGCCGCATCGATCGCAGGGGTGGCACCCGGTGAGCGCGACCAGGAGCTGGGCCTTCGCGGCTCGGAGGCGGGCGACGAGATCGGGGTCGACGGCGTCCAGGGGCGAGATGCGCAGCTTGCCGGGCCCGATGGGGCGGATCGAGATGCCGCGCTCCTCGAGCTCGGCCAGAAGGGCTGCGACGTCGGGGCTCACAGGTCGAGCCCCTGCGCGTCAGAATCCGATGCCGCCCCGGAGGCAGTGCCAGACCCTGTGCCCGGGGGGGTCCCCCCCTTACGGGGGTCCCCCCGGAGCACAGGTCCCTGCCCTCCGTCCTGTGCC